AAGAAAAAATTTCCCTATACAAAAGAGGGAAAAGCTGCAGCAAAAAAAGCCGCTAAAAAAAGCGGAAAGAAAATGAAATCAAAATACTAATATGCCACTAACAGCTAAAGGTAAAAAGATTAAGAAAGCTATGGAGAAACAGTATGGTGCTAAAAAAGGTACTGCTGTTTTTTATGCTACAGAAAACAAAGGGAAGTTGAAAGGTGTCACTAAAGCGAAAAGTAAAAAAACTTCCAGAAAAAAATAAAAAAAATTTTCCATACAAACTAGTCAAAGTCTGGTGGGAAGATATTGTTTCAGACTCATCTTGGAATGATATTGTAGATATTAAAAAATTACAAACAGCTATATGCTGTAGCGTTGGATGGTTAGTATATCAAGACCAATTTAAAGTTACTCTTATGGCTGATTTTAGTTTTGAACAAAACGAAGATATTAAACAAGGTGGGTCAACAACAACAATACCCACAAAAAATATATTAAAAGTAAAACCAATCAAAGAATAATAGGAGAAAACCCCATGCCTAAAAAAAAGAAAGAAGAAACACTAGAAGATATTATTGATAGAATGGAAGAAGATTTACAAAAAATTCGTGATAAAGCTTTAGAATCTGAAGACGAAGAGTTTGAAGAGGATGAAGATTTTGATGATGATAATGAAGAGGAGGACGAGGACTAATGGAAAAATCATTTAATCCAAAAGCTAAAATAACTCAAGGTCAATTAAGTACAGCTGCTGATGGTAAACAACCAAATCAACCAACTGTTAATATTGACTTTAGTAAAGATGCACCTTGCAAATATGAATCTGAAAACTATTTAAAGGATATTAACTATCCTTCTAAATCAGGATCAGAACATATGCAAGCTAGTCTTTTTAGTTTAGCTGATGAAAAAGATTACTAATTTAGTAATTATATTATCAGTTATGGCTGTAATACCACCTAAGAAACCTGTACAGTTTACAAGAACGTACCAAGTATTAAAAGAAGTAGAGGCAAATCCTTATGCATTTGAACCTGAAACTTTTAAAACAGTAAGAAGTAATCTACAGGAAAAACTAAAACGATATACTAATTTATCTGGCAAGCCAGTTAAAGTACAAGATTAATAACAGGAGAAAACATCATGATGAAAAAAATAAAGCACGGAGAATTATCTACTGCTGCTGAAGCTAAAACTATGAAAGAAAAGATGTCTATGGATCCTAACAAAAAAGTCATGCATGGTGATATGACTAAAGGTGAATATCCAAAAAACAAATCTAAGTCTGGCGTAGATGCTTCTATTTTTAAAATGGCAGACGAAAGAGATTACTAATTTAAACTAATAGTATAATGGCTGACGATAAACAACAAGACTCATATCACGGTAATAATCTTGTTGGTCATATTCGTAGTAAGTTTCAAGAATCAGAAACTTCTAAGATATATGATGAGAAACGATGGTTAAAAGCTTATAGAAACTATAGAGGTATCTATGGTCCTGAAATGGCTTTTCGTGATAATGAAAAATCTAAAGTATTTGTAAAAATTACAAAGACTAAAGTTCTTGCTGCGTTCGGTCAAATTATTGAAGTATTATTTTCTCAAGGTAAATTTCCATTAGGAATTAAACCTACACCTGTTCCAGAAAATAGTGCTGAGTATGCTAGATTAAATCCTCAAGCACAAGAGAAAGAAGAAGAGGAATTACCAAAAAATTTAAAAGCAAGAGATATCTATGGTTATGCAGGTGATGGTAAAACTATTCCTCCTGGAGCAACTGCTTCTGATTTATTAAGAACTTTATCTGTTGATTATGAAAAGTTAGGTTTTGAAGAAGGGTCTTCTATTCAAGGTGAACCTCAAATTGAACCAGCTAACATGGCTGCAGAAGCTATGGAAAAATTAGTTCATGATCAATTAGAAGAATCTAAAGCTGTTACTATTATGCGTCATACTTTTTTTGAAATGGCGTTAATGGGTACAGGAATTATTAAAGGTCCATTTAGTAATACTAAAACATATCATAGTTATGATAGAGTTGAAGATGTAAATATTTATGTAGCAAAAGAAAAAACAGTTCCAAGTATTGAAGCTGTATCTTGTTGGGATTTTTATCCAGATCCAAATGCTACGAATATAGATGATTGTGATTATGTAATTCAAAGACATAGTTTTAATAAACAGCAATTAGCTGATTTAAAAAAGAAACCTATGTTTGATGAAGAGGCTGTTGAAACATGTTTACAAGAAGGACCTAACTATCAAGTACGAGGATATGAATCTTCATTATATGATAGAGAAAATATTACTAGTATTTATAAAAATAGATTTGAAGTTTTAGAATATTGGGGTATTCTTGATGCAGATGTTGCTAGAGAATGTGGATTAGAAGTTGAAGATGATATGGACTTTGTTCATGTCAATGCATGGATATGTGGTAATTATATTTTACGATTAGTAGAAAATCCATTTACTCCTAAACGAATTCCTTATTTAGTGTGTCCATATGAAGTTAATCCTTATCAATTTTTTGGAGTTGGTATTGCAGAAAATATGGAAGACTCACAACAAATTATGAATGGTCATGCTAGAATGGCTATTGATAATTTGGCATTAGCAGGTAACTTAGTATTTGATGTTGATGAAACTATGTTAGTACCTGGTCAGGATATGAAAGTATTTCCTGGTAAAATATTTAGAAGGCAGAGTGGTCAAACAGGTCAAGCTGTTCATGGATTAAAGTTTCCCAATACTGCTATAGAAAACTTACAAATGTTTGATAAGTTTAGACAACTAGCAGATGAATCAACAGGTATACCATCATATTCACATGGTGCTACTGGTATTCAATCTACAACTAGAACTGCTTCTGGTATGTCTATGTTGATGGGTGCTGCAGCATTAAGTATTAAAACAGTTATAAAAAATATTGATGACTACCTCTTGAAACCTTTAGGTGAAGCATTATATCATTGGAACATGCAATTTAATGACGATGCTCCAGAAATAAAAGGAGATCTAGAAGTTAAAGCTGAAGGTACTTCATCCTTAATGCAAAAAGAAGTTAGATCACAAAGATTAATTACATTCATGCAAACAGCTTCTAACCCTTCTCTTGCACCGTTTGTAAGATGGCACACATGTCTTAAAGAAATTGCTAAATCACTTGATATTGATCCAGAACAACTAATCAATGATCCTGAGAAAGCAGCAATTTATGCTAACATAATGGGGATGGTAAATGGAAATCAAACTAATAGAACCTCTGCTGGAGGACAAAACCAAATGGCAACGCCTGGAGCAGTTCCTGTCGGAGCTTCGCCAACAGATACATCAGGAGTTGGAGGTGGCAACATCGGAACAGGTAATGTACCGATGCCAGGGGAAGCTGGCTTTAGTGCGGCAGCTACTCAATCTGCCAGAGGCACACAAACGCAATAAAGAATAACATATGGCATTTAGTCTTATAAAAAATCAACTTGGTAATTACTTTTTAGAAATGCAGGATCAAATACAACCTGCTTCTAAATCAGACATTAATCCAGCTGAATTTGAAGCTTATACAGGACCTGCACAAAAAACAGAATTAGTAGGTACTACAACTTTAGGTGAACAAACACAAAAAGTTATGAGAGAAGCACCTGGTCAAGGACAATTAGAATATGATCCTGAAACAGGAACATATAAAACAAAGGGTGAGACTAAATTAGTTGAAGAAAAAGAACAACCTAAAATTACTACTTTAGAAACCAAAACAGGAGCAGCTGCAGCAACTACTAAGGAAACACCATTAGAAAAAGTAAATAGAATTGCTGCAATGACTAGACCACAGACTAGCGGTCCTTCATTAGAAGAATTACAAAAACTATTTCAACCACAACAATTATCTACAAAAGATAAATTAATTAATACAGCATTAAGTGTAGGTGGAGATTTAGCAACTAAATATTTTGCACAACAAATGGGAATTGGTGGTGCAGCAGCGTCATCAACTCCTATTTATACTGGCGGTGGATTTGGTGGTGGTTATATGGGTACAAGTGGCGGTGGGGCTTTTAGTGGTGCAAGTGGTGCTGGATTTTTATCTGCTGGTGCAACTTTATTAACTGGTGGAAGTGTTAAAGAAGCAGCAGGTACTGGAATAGGTACGGCTATTGGAACTGCAGTAGCTGGACCTATTGGTGGTGCAATCGGTGGTGCAATAGGAAGTGTTATTGGATGTTTCTTACCAGATACATTAATTAGAATGGCTGATGGTTTAGAAAAGAAAATTATAGATATTGATATTAAAGATAATCTTGAAGTTGGTGGATTAGTATTTGCAACAGGTAAGTTTTTAATTAATAATTTATTTGATTATAAAGGAATTAAAGTTTCAGGAGAACACTTAGTTAATGAAAGTGGTAAATGGTTAAAAGTTAAACAAAGCCAATTTGCTAAATCACTAGGTAATGACGAACATATAGTTTATACATTAGGCTCACAAAATAGAAGAATACTAATTAATAATATATTATTTACAGATTACTTTGACTTTGAAGAGCAGAAGACGTTGGCAGCTTAATCAAGATTATCCAACTTTAAAACAATGGTTTAAAGACCATCAATGGGAATCACCTATTCCTAAAGATATTTTACCAGAACTTGGAATTATCATTGATAATATATGTGCTGCTGGATTATATACCGATAAAAGTTCTACATTAGGATATATGTATGGTATATTTTCAAATCCTAATATTCCTAAATTAACATTATTTAAATCAATGAAAGAATGTTTTGAAGGAATAAAAGAACTAGCAAAAGAATTAAATTTAAAATATATTTATACAGTAACAGGTGAAAATGCACTACATAAATTATATGAAAAACATTTACACTTGACAAAATTAGAAACTGCGATACAATCATATATTATAGATTTAAATAATACAAACAAAAATTTAGATTGGATATCAGAATAATATGGCAATAGACCCAAAAGGAAGACCTACTACAACTGGAATAATGGATACAAAACCAAATGTTCCTGCAGCACCAGACTTACGTGCTTTAGGTAAAGGTCAACCTCAACCTCAACCTCAACCTGAAGCTAAACCACAACCTACAGAACAAAAACCTGTAAGCGATTTAAAACAACAGTTTCCAGATGCTACAGAAATGGAACTTGAGTTTGCGGAAAGAATTAAAAGTTTAACGGATGAAGATATAACAGCATTGCAATCTGTCTTATCTCCATCTGTTAAAACTGCATTAGGTAAAATTATACCAGAGTTCAAAGAAGTAATGGACGCATATGGTAGTAATGAACCCAATGTAGTTATACCTTTATCAACTGTAAAATCATTTGCAATGAAAAGGTATGGCGGAGAAAATGAAGAAGTAGCTGTTCAAAATTTTATGACAGATATTCTTTCACAATCAATGCCAGAACAACCGATGGAACAACAACAACAAACAACTGTGCCACCTAGTCAACCTATGGCTCCTCAGCCACAAGGTTTAATGACTAGCCCACAAAATATGGAACAAGTCTAAGAGCTACCCTTATCCATAAGGCACTCAACCTAAGAGGTAAAAATAATGGAAGAAGAAAACAACGTTCAGGAAACTGAACAAGAACTTGAAGCTACTGAAGAAACTCAAGAAGTAAAAAAGGAAGTTAAGCTTCCCAATCAAAATCCTTATCATAAAAATCGTGGTGAAGATGATGATGAAACAAAAGCTTTTCTTTCTGGTAAACTTTCTAAATATCATCAGGAGCAGAGAGACAAGAAGGCAAACACAGCAACCGAACAGAAGGACACCGATGCGTCTGAAGAAACTGCAGACTCAACAGACACCAAGGCTACTCCTATCGCTGAACGCCCTGTAACTGCTGAAGATAAAGTCTTTAAGAAACGTTATGACGATTTGAAAAGACATTATGATTCTACTATTTCAAAACATAAAGATGAACTTCGTCAATTACGAACTCAGTTAGAATCAAGTACTAAACAATTTGTTCCTCCTAAATCTAAAACTGAATTAGATCAATGGAGAAAAGAATATCCTGATGTTTATGAGATGATTGAAACCATCGCTATGAACAAGGCTGATTCTAGAGCAAAAGAAGTTGAAGAAAAATATCAATTTCTACAATCTCAACAAGAACAAATTGCAAGGGAAAAAGCTGAAGTAGAACTTTTAAAACTACATCCAGACTTTAATGACATTCGACAAAAAGAAGAATTTCATGAATGGGCTGGTAAGCAAGATCCTGTTATACAAAGTTGGCTGTATGAGAATACATCTAATGCGTCATTAGCTGCTAGAGCTTTAGATCTATATAAAATGGATGCAGGCATTAGTAAGTTAAACAAACAGGAAAAAGCAGATGTAAAAAAAGAAGCTGCTAAGGCTGTAACCAAAACTAAGAAAAGTACTGATACTGATATGCCAAAGAAAAAAGTTTGGACTATCGGTGAGATTTCTAAATTGAAACCTCACGAATATGAGAAGTATGAGAAAGATATTGATCTTGCACGTTTAGAAGGTAGAATTACACAATAAACCTTAAACTAAACTAACTACTTAACATAGGAGATAAATAATATGGCTTTTGGTAGTGCTGGTGGATATGGAAACTTACCTTCAGGTAATTTCACTCCACAAATTTTTAGCCAAAAGGTTCAAAAATTCTTCAGAAGAGCATCAGTGGTAGAAGATATTACTAACACTGATTATGCTGGAGAGATTGAAAACTTTGGTGATACTGTTAAAATAATAAAAGAACCTACAATCACTGTACAAGATTATGCGAGAGGTACAGCTGTTTCTACTCAAGATTTAGCTGACGATCAAATTACTCTTATCGTTGATCAAGGTTCATACTTTGCTTTCAAAGTAGATGATATTGAAGAAAGACAATCTCATGTAAACTTTGAAGCACTTGCAACTTCTTCAGGTGCATACTCGCTTAAGAAGAACTATGACTACAATGTATTAAAATACATTTATGACAATGCTTCTACTTCTGCTGGTAACACTGGAACAGATGCTTCACCAGTAACTGGTACAACTAACTCTAACACGTTAGCTGATATCGTTTCTGCTGCTAAATCTGTTTTGGACCAAAATGATGTTCCAGAAGAAAATAGATGGTTGGTTGCTTCACCTAAATTTTTCCAACAGCTAAGAAAAGCTGATGCGAAATTAGTTGACCAATCAGTAATGATGGACGGTGGTGCATCACAAATCAGAAACGGTAAAATGACTGACAGACCATTATTTGGTTTTAACATGTATATGTCAAATGCTATCGTTAATGGTGGTGCTGGTGCTGCTGCTAGCAAGACATTCTCATCAACTAACTCTGGTGAGTACATATTCTTATATGGACATATGTCTTCTGTTGCAACTGCTAACCACATTGCTAAAACTGAATTAATCAGAGACCCTGATTCATTCGCAGACATCGTGAGAGGCTTACACGTTTTTGGAAGAAAAGTTCTAAGAACTGAAGCTGTTTACTCAGGTGTTGTAACTTTATAATCGTAGGAGGATATAAACAATGACTGCTTATAATAGTTCTAATACAAATAGAATACTTAAAGCATCTTCAGATGCTGTAAGAGTTATGTCAGAAGTTGTAGATTTTTCTTCTACAACTAATGCTGCAAGTGATACTTTTGATGTTATTGGTATTCCCGCTAACACAATGGTAATCGCTGCTGGCTGTGATATATTGACTGCTGATACTGCTGGAAACAGTGGTACATTAGCTGTTGGTGATAGTTCAGGTGCTGCGGTATACGTAGCAGCTGCTGCTCCAACTTCAGCTGGTCAAATGACTTTAGTTGATGACTCTAAAGCTTATTCATCTGGTGATGACATCAGATTAACTGTAGCTACTGGAGCAATTAATGCTAAAGTTAGAGTATGGGCAACTATGATTTCACTTGATAAAGGTGGAAATGACGCTGATACTGAATCACAAACAGTAACTTTTAGTTAATATATAGAAATTCTTGGGGGGATTAAGTTCCCCCCTTGAGTACTTGGAATGCCACATGGGTTCCATTTTATAACTCGCTTCAACAAGGAGATAAAAAATGACATTAAATATGTTACCTTTATTTAATTCACTTACAGTAGGATTTGATTCTATGTTTGATGAATTATCAAAATTACCAACTTCAACTTTTCCACCATATAATATACAGAAAGTAGAAGATGGAAAATATAAAATTACTTTCGCAGTTGCAGGTTTTACAAAACAAGACATTGATGTAAGCTGCAAGGAAAATACTTTGAAAGTATCAGGCAAGGTAGAAATGCCAAAGAACGCTGATTACTTATACAAAGGTATTGCTGAAAGAGCTTTTAACCAATCTTTTAAATTAGCTGATTACACTACTGTAGTTGGTGCTGAAATGAAAGATGGTCTACTTCATGTAGAATTAGAGCAGGAATTACCTGAATCTAAAAAAGAAAAAAAAGTAAATATTAAGTAATTAATATAACAAAGGATCCCATCAACTTATGGCAACTACCTATTTGCAATTAGTAAATAGAACTCTTCGTGAGTTAAATGAAACAGAACTAACTAGTAGTAATTTCTCTACAAGTAGAGGAATACAAACTGCAGTTAAAGATTTTGTTAATAAATCTATTCATGACATTTATAACGAAGCTGGTGAACTTCCTATACTCTATACAGAGACTACACAACAAACTTATGTTGGTCAACAGGAATATGCTTTACCTGCAAACATGCGTAAAGTTGATTGGGATTCTTTTCTTATTAGTTCTGGTGAATTATTAACTAATCCTGAATTTACTTCTAATATTAGTAACTGGACAACTTCATCTGGTTCTCCAAGCTATTCATCTAATGGTAATGGTAGAATATTATTAAATAATTCTGCAGTATATCAAGCTATTAATACAGTTAAAAATAGACAATATAGAATACAAGTTAGATTAGTGGATATTTCATCATCTGGTTCAAGTTTAAAAGTACAAGTAGGAACATCTGCTGGTGATACTACAAATTTAAATACTACTGTATCGGTAACTAATACAGGTGAAGGTAATGTTTTAGATACCACTTTTACAGCTACAGCTTCTACGACTTATATTACACTAGATAATGATTCAACAGATGATTTAGAAGTAGATTATGCTAGAGTAAGAGATAATACTTTAGTTCCAACTAAATTAACTTTTATAACTTATGATGCTTTTTTACAAAATAGAAAACCAACTGATGATAGACCAGGGGATGATTCTTTTGATAAGCCTGTGTCTGTATATAGAAAACCTGATTATGGATATTTTGGTTTAACACCAATACCAGATAGAAGTGATTATGTAATTAAATATGGGTACTATACTACTCATACTGATTTATCTGCTTATGGTGATAGTATGACTTTACCTGATAGATTTTCACCATTAATTGTTGATAGATGTAAATACTATACATATATGTTACGATCTGATCCGCAACACGCACAATTAGCAGATAGAGATTATCAAAGAAAATTAAGATTACTACAAGTTGATTATGCTTCACCTCAAGATTATATGCGAGATGACAGAGTATTATCTGGTAGTGTTAATGTACAGTTTATATAAATGAAAAGAGAAGAAAATAAATACAGAGAAGATAATTTAGATTATTCATCTAAAAAGAAAACTAATATTGAACTTGCAAAATTAACTAAAGCACAGCAAGCAGTTGTTAATAAACAAAAGAAAATAGCAGATATGATAGGAGAATCTATTGACATTAATCAGATTTTAAATAATCCAGGATTTAAAGCATTAGGTGATCCTAAAGAACCAGCAACAGAGCAAGATATAAAGGAGTTGTTATGAAACGAGATGAAATGAAAATGACAGAGGATAATATTAACTATCGCATGAATAGAGATAGTAAAAGAGAATCTAATGGTATGCAAGTAGCTAGTGGTGACAAAGGACCAGGAATCTCTGCTAGAGAATTAGCGGACATGCCAGGTACAACTATTAAGGAAAAAATAGAAAAAGCATTAGGAATTACTATTGGCGTAGATATGCCTCTGGAACAAGCTATTAAATTATTGCAAGAAAATAAAAAACAGTAAAGGGTAATACATGCCAACAACAGATTTAATATCACCATATGTTGTTAGCTGTGCTGGGGGATTAACTCTTAACAAAGACGTATTCTCTATGCAACCTGGTGAAGCTTTACAGCTTCAAAATTTTGAACCAGACATTGAAGGTGGCTACCGAAGAATAAATGGTAGTATAAAATATAATAGTAATATTGTACCTCAAGTTGCTTCTTCTAATGAACGAGTTGTTATGTCAGCTATATTTAATGGTCAAATATATGCTGGTAGAGGTGGTAGTATTTATAGAGCAACAGATTCTGGATCATGGACATCTGTAACTACTGGATTAACAACACCAACTGTTAATTATAATTTTAAAAAAATTAATTTTAATGGAACTGAAAAATTAATTATTACAACAGATGTTGATCAATATGCATTAAGTATAGATACAAGTAATACTGTAACTACATTTAATGCAACCAATGCACCTCAATATCCTAGATATATAGAAGTATTTAAAGATCATGTGTTTTATGCAGGTATAACTTCTAATCCAGAAGAAGTTATATTTTCTGAACCATTTAATGAAGATGGTTTTTTAAATGCAAATGGTGCTGGTAGTTTTAGAGTTGATACTGAAATTATAGGACTAAAAGTATTTAGGGATGTTTTATATGTTTTTGGTAAAGATAAAATATTTAAACTTGCTGGTTCATCTAAATCAGATTTTGTAGTACAACCTGTAACAAGACAGATTGGATGTATTGATGGTGGATCTATCCAAGAATTGGGTGGAGATATTATATTTCTTGCACCAGATGGATTAAGAACTATTGCAGGTACAGATAAAATTGGTGACGTTGAATTGGGTTCTATATCTAGACAAATACAAACTAGAATAGATACAATTATTCAGAAGTTAGATAATATTACATCTCTAGTTATTAGGGGTAAATCTCAATATAGATTATTTTACCCACAAACAGCAGATGTAGAAGCAGTATCAAAAGGAATTATTGGCGTATTAAAAGCAAATCCAAATACAAGTTCTATTGGATTTGAATATGCAGATATCACAGGTTTTAAACCATCATGTACAGATTCTCAATTTATTGATAGTGAAAATGAATTATCAATTTATGGAGGATATGATGGATATGTGTATAAATTTGAAGTTGGCAATGTAATTACAAGAGCAACAGTTTCTAGTAATATCATTGCTGTGTATCGTTCTCCAGATATGATTATGGGAGATCCTGGTATTAGAAAATACATGCAAAGGGTCAATCTAAACTATAAAGGAGAAGGTCAAAACGTAGATGCTAGTCTATCATTAAAGTATGACTATGATGATCCAGGTACACCACAACCAAGTAAAATACCAATTACAGCTGCAGCAGGAGCAGCAATATATGGATCTTCTAGTTATGGAACAGCAGTTTATGATTCAACAGGAGTACCATTAATTAGACAATCAGTTGAAGGTTCAGGATTTGCAGTTGCACTTAAAATAGATGATACAGATGGTGCAGATGTAATATCCATTAAAGGATTTCAATTAGAATTTACCCCAGGAGGAAGAAGATAACATGGCAGGATATACAATTAGACAAAGTATATATACTACAGGCGATACTATCGAAGCGGCTCATAGTAATGATGAGTTCGATGTGGTACTAGCCGCCTTTAATGCTACTACAGGTCATAAACATGATGGTACTGCAGGAGAAGGTGCTTATGTACCTTTAATTGCAGATAGTGATGCTAATAATAAATTAGTTGCTGATGCAGCTAATAATAGATTTGGTTTATTTGTTGAAGTTACAGGTTCTCCTGTTGAACAAATAAGATTTCAAGATGGTGCTATTGTACCTGTTACTGATAATGATATTGATTTAGGTACTGCTTCTTTAGAATTTAAAAATGCATACTTTGATGGTACAGTAAATGTAGATGGATTAGTTATTGGTGCTTCTACAGCAATTACAGATATTGATACAGATTTAACTTCAGTGTCTGCTAGTGATGATACCTTAGCTTCTGCTAAAGCAATTAAAGCTTACGTTGATTCTCAAGTTACTGCACAAGATTTAGATTTCCAAGCTGATAGTGGTGGTGCATTATCTATTGATTTAGATACTGAAACATTAACGTTTACAGGTGGAACAGGTATTACTACTGTTGGATCAGGAAATACTGTTACATTTAATGTTGGTGATATTACTGTATCCATGCTTGCTGCTGGAGTATTAGATACAGATTTAACTTCTGTTTCAGGATCTGATGATACTCTTGCTTCAGCAAAAGCAATTAAAACTTATGTAGATAATACTGTAACTAGTACTAACTCATTAGATCAATTAACAGATACTAATCTTACAAGCCCTGCAGATGGTGCTTTATTATTCTATGATACAGGTACATCCAAATGGATTGACAATGTAGTATCTGGTGATATTACAATTGCTGATACAGGTGTTGCAGCTATTAGTTCAGGCGTAATTGTGAATGCTGATATTAATGTTTCAGCTGCTATTGCCTATTCTAAATTAAGTTTAACTGGATCTATTGTTGCTGGTGACTTAACCTCAACCGCAGTTGATAATACTAATACAAATTCTACTTTAATTACAGGTCAAACTGCTGAAACATCTATTGCAGATGATGATGTATTATTAATTTATGATACTTCAAATAGTGGATTAAGAAAAATTACTAAAGCTAATTTAATATCTGGTGTTGGTACAGGTACAGTTACTTCTGTTGCTATAGCAGATAGTGGCTCCTCAGAGTTTACCATAACTGGTTCACCTATTACATCTTCTGGCACTATTAACTTAGCTATTAATTCTATTGATGTATCTAAAATTACCAATGCTGTATCTACTTCAGATATTGGTACTAGCGTTCAAGCATATGATGCAGAACTTGCAGCAATTGCAGGATTAACTTCAGCAGCAGATAAAGGTATTTATTTTACAGGTTCAGGAACAGCTTCTACATTTGATTTATCATCAGCAGGTAGAGCATTAATAGATGATGCCGATGCTTCAGCACAAAGAACTACATTAGGACTAGGTACAGCTGCTGTATTAAACGTAGGTACATCTGCTAATAATATAGTTCAATTAGATGGATCAGCAAAATTACCTGCAGTAGATGGCAGCCAATTAACAGGATTATCTACTGGAGTTACCTCAGGTTTTGCAATAGCAATGGCAATTGCCCTATAACCTATTGACTTTTTTACGAATAACGATATAATATAATATAAGGAGAATAAATAAATGGCACAAAACTTTAGAAGGTATTTACAACGAAATATCGGCACATCCGCTGTTGATGTTTTGGGTGCTCCTGCAGATAGTTTTGATACTGTAATAAGTATTAGACTTGCCAATACAACTACATCCACAATTAATGCAGATGTTTATATTACAAATACAGCAACAGATTATTATTTAATTAAGAACTGTCCAATTGTATCTGGTGGATCTTTAGAACTTATCGATGGTGGTTCTAAAATTGTAATGGCTTCAGGTGACCAGCTTCATGTAAAATCTGATACGGCAACTTCAATTGATTGTATTGTAGCTACTGTTGATGATATTAGTACATAGGAGATATCATGTCTTATTTAGGAAATAAACCTTCAAATATATTTCAAACTATTAATTCATCACAGTTTAGTGGTGATAATAGTACAGTTAATTTTACACTTTCACAAACTACAGCTAACGCTAATGAGTTAGAGGTATTTGTTGGAAATGTACGTCAAGACCCTCATTCTGCTTATACTGTATCTGGAACTACTTTAAGTTTTACTGCAGCCCCTCCAACTGGAACGAATAATATTTATGTCGTTTATCAAGGTAAAAAATCTGGTGAAACAACTCCAGGTGAAAACTCAATTGAATATGGAATGCTTAAAGCTATCAATGGTGGCTTTGAGAATAAAGCAACAATATCTTCCAACATTACTGTAGACGCTGCTGACAATATGTTAGTATGTGGTCCTGCTGCATTCACAGGTACAGTCGTTGTCAATGGAACATTAACGGTAGTATAAATGAGTAAATTATTTGTAGATGAAATAGTACATCAAAGTTCACAAGGATCGGGTACCATTACTATTGGTGCTAGTGGTGAGACGATTAATGTTGTAGGTACATTACAAAATAATGGATCCGCTGTTGGTGGAGTAATGACACCAGCTTTTCATGCTGGAAGAGTAGGAAGCGGTCAAACTATATCTAACTATACTCAAACAGAAGTTATTTTTGACACAGAAAGATTTGATACTAATAGTTGTTATAATAATTCAAATGGAAGATTTACTCCAACTGTTGCTGGAAAATATTTTGTTTATACTTCATTAACTCTTGCAAGCATAAACGCAGTTTATAGTGAAATTAGATTAGTAAAAAATTTAACAACCAATATAAGTTTTGGAAGGCATTTCAACGATATTGGCTATCAATCTTCTTTTACTCATGGAATAATAGAATTAAATGGAACTACAGATTATGTAAGTGTTTTTACTTACCATGAAGATAGCGTTTCAAGAGATATTTATAACCAATCACAAGGTGAAGCTTCATATTTTGGAGCATATAAAATTATAGAGTAATATTATGGGAACAATTAAAACAACAAACATAGAAACAATCACAGGTTCAGGAACCTTGACCCTTGGTCAATCAGGCGAGACGATTACGATTCCTTCAGGTGTTACAATTACCAACAATGGTACGCAGACAGGATTTGGTGGTGTTAATACACCTTCATTTTTAGCATATAAAACTACTGCACAATCATTAACATCAAATGTAAATACAAAAGTACAATGGAATGTAGAAGATTTTGATATTGGTAGTTGTTATGACCATGCTACTAATTATAGATTTACACCAAATGTTGCAGGTAAATATGTAATAACTCACTGTCTAACAGTAAATAATTCAACTGGTGTAGATGTTGATGCTTTGTTTGTTGAAATTTGGAAAAATGGTTCAAATGCATATCCATCTATTTCTAGACAAGGATTAAATTCAGTTTCAACAGCAAATAATTTTAATGAAATAAGTTTTTGCGTAACTAAAATTTTTGATATGAATGGTACTACTGATTATGTAGAAGCATATGTTCATGCGGCAGGAACTAATTTACAAACTGATGCTTCTTCTAATGAAGTAGGTTTTTTTTCAGGATATAAATTAATTACATAGGAATTATTATGGCAGGAATATTAAAAGTAGATAAATACCAGGACTTCAACGGCAATGACATCATGACGAGTGATGGTGCTGGGAATATTACTTTATCTACTGCAATGAATACGGCTGTTGCTGCTGGTAGTAATAACACACCAGCTTTTAGTGTAAGACAAACAACAGAACAAACAGGTGTTTCAAGTGATACTTTAACTAAAATTTCTTTTCAAACAGAAGATTTAGATACAGATAATGCTTTTGCGTCAGATAAATTTACAGTTCCTTCTGGTGGTGCTGGTAAATATTATTTTTCAGCTTCAAGTAGAGTTCGTTCAGCAACACTTTTTCAATTAAGAAATGCAACTGTTTACATTTATAAAAATGGTTCATCAGCAAAAAGTGGAAGTATTTATTCTGCTCATTACAATTCAAACTTAATGTTAGAAAGCAGACAAAATATTGATTTTGTAGATGATGCTTCAGTTGGAGATTATTATGAAGTTTATGCAGCTGGTACAGTTGATAGTGGTACAGCAAACTTATATCAAACAATTTTTACAGGATTTAAATTAATAGGAGCATAACATGGCATTAAGTAAAGTAGATTTAGCAAACCAAGTAGAAAACATTCTTCCTGAAACATTAGGAGGAACAGGTGCTTCTCAATTTCCTGCTCAATTTAGAAACATCATCATCAATGGTGATATGAGTATTGCTCAAAGAGGAACTACAGCTACTGGATTAGGAAATGGTGACAGTGGTTATCATACTTGCGATAGATGGAGATTTAATGAAGATGGTAGTCCAACTTATGAGTTTACTATGTCGCAAGAAACAGATGTACCAACAGGTCAAGGTTTTGCAAAGTCGTTAAAACTTGATTGTACAACTGCACAAGGTTCTCTTGCCTCAAGTGATACTTTAAGAATTTGGTCAGTATTTGAAGGACAATATTTACAATATTTAAAAAAAGGTACATCAAATGCTGAAAGTCTTACAGCTTCATTTTGGGTAAAATCAAATAAAACTGGAACATATATAGTAGAACTTTTTGACAATGATAATACAAGACAAATTTCAAAATCATATACAATAGACACAGCAAATACTTGGGAGAAAAAAACAATTACTTATGCTGGAGATACAACAGGTGCTTTGGATAGTGATAATGGTGCAAGTTTATATTTAATCTTTTGGTTAGGTGCTGGAACAAACTGGACTTCTGGTACTTTATCTGATACTTGGACATCTTCAACAAACGCAAACAGAGTAGTAGGTCAAGTAAACCTTGCAGACGACACAGCAAATAACTTTTGGATTACAGGAGTACAATTAGAAGCTGGAACAACTGCATCTGATTTTGAGTTCTTGCCTTGGGATGTTAATATGAACAGATGTCAAAGATATTATCAAAAATCTTATGATTATGGCACATCACTTGGAACTG